TCTTTCCTTTTCCAAATGTAATGATGTTTATTATATATTCTAATTTGTCTCCTAATTTCATATAAGGTCTTTTAGTTTTGATTTTACTTTTGTGTATGTATTGTATAAGCTGTAGTATGATATGTCTGTCTTTCTTGATAGTTCACTTATACTTATTCCTTGTCTTTCAATAATTTCATAAACAGTTCTATCATACCAAAATATTTGCTTGAGTGCTTTCTGTATTTTCTCATAAGTCTCAACATAATTTACCTCGTTGCTTTCAGATATTTCTAATCCATCAAGCTCAGTAAAAGTATATCTAAGTTTCTTTCTCATCAAATCAACATACAAGCCTCTAAGTATTCTAAAACAATAATAGTAATTTATATCATCACCATAGCTAAAATCTACACCTTTTTGTGTATTGCGAATTAATAGAACATACATCTCCTGAACTATATCTTGTACCTCAGTCTCTCTCAGACCTCCGAAAGACCTAGTGATTTCTAACCACTTTGTATGTCTATCGTACGCCTTTTCAACTTGAGTTTTCAAAATAATGTTTTTTGTGATTCAGTTTCTAATATTCTTTTGTTAGATAAAAGGTAATAATTTTCAGATATTTCGCTTCCTATATAGTTTCTTCCATTTATTATACTTGCGATAGCAGTTGTACCACTACCGATAAAAGGATCGTAAACTATGTCATTTTTATCAGTACAGCTTAGTATAAAATTATTAGCTAATTGTAATGGAAAAGGTGCAGGGTGTGTGTTTTTTTTATCACAAGGTAGTTTTATTACACTTTTTTTGAAAGCACAAATACTTCTGTAAAATTTATTTTTTGCTTTTATGTTTTTTTTAATCCAAAATATATATTCATTTATTGGAAAAAAATATGATTTGTCAAGTTTTGGTGTATTTAATTTATCCCATATTAATATTTGTTTCAAAGGAAAATCGTAAACAAATGTTGGATGAATTGTCGAATGATTATTCAATATGTCCATATGATTATAAAATATACTTCCATCATTTTTTAAAATTCTACAACATTCTTTTAAAACTTTTTTTTGCCAAGATATATATACTTCAGGCTGTAGATCGTCATTATAAGTATCATATTTAATTTTTCTAAAGGTAGCTGTATCGTGTTTACTTACTTTATCATTCTTTGTGTAGAAATTTTTATTATAGGGTGGTGATGTGATAATTAAATTTACACTATCATTTGGTATCTTTTGCATAGTCTTAAGACAGTTTTCGTTATATATTTTATTTAATTCTATCAAAATGGGAAGTTAAGTTGTTCTATTACTGATTTATTAATTGTTGATTGTTCTCCTATTCTGTACCCTACATTGTTTGGTATGCTTTGTAGTAATAATGGAGAATCAAATCCTGTAGGTTTTGTTCCTGTATCGTGGTCTTTTATTTTCTTACAATGCAGCTCTGTATATATCCATCTGCTATCGTGTTGTGTTAGTCTATGTATAGAATAAAAGTCATCTGTTCTGTTTCCAAAAACATTCCCTCCTTCAACATCTGACATAGCAAGAGGCAACGGATGACCTGAGAACTCGTGATTAGCTGGGTATCTTTTTCTGAAAGCCTCTGTCACGGAGTGCATAATTAACCAAAGGCCAACATCATATTTCTTTACAAAGATTCTAAAGTCAGTCATACACTCATAGAGATATTCATAAGCATTACTATATTTCATCATACCTTTATTCTTTTTTAAGCTGTTGATTGGATCAATAATCAAGCAGTCAAATTTGTATTGTGGGTACACTACCTCACATAAAGATAGTAAATCTAAGTAATCATAGTTCTTTTCACAGTCAATAAATTTGAAATGCTCGAACACAAATTGTGAATGTTTGTCTAATTCTTCTTCCGATATTTTGTTTATAGGCTTTGCAGATTTGAACTCTATGAGCTTTCTTATAAGAGAGTAAGGCTCATTCTCAGAACTAAATACCAGGAACTTTACTTTATGCTTCATTGCAAAGAGTAGCATAAAATAAATGATGATTGAGGTCTTACCTACGTTTGCGTGTCCAGCAAAACAAGTAACATTTCTTTTGAATCTAATAACATTGTCTATCTCATCTATCCCTAACTTTGGAGCTTCTTTGAGTATTCCTTTTCGTATCTTATCAACCTTATCAAGTTCGTCTCCAAAGTTTATTAACATTATTCTTTCTGTAGTTTTTCTAATTCAAATTTTAAATGATGTATTGCTTTCTCTATACATTCGTTAGGTGATTTATGTTTTCTATATGCTCTAAGTATATAGGTACAAGCAGTTCCTAAATTATAATTAAGGTCAAAGTTTTCTACAACCTCACGAGCTGTGTATCCATTTCTACCATTATAATATTCAGGAGTTTTAATTTTAGAATGGTAAGTCATTCGCTAACTGTTTATCATCTTTAGGTACAGGATAACTTTCTCTACCTTTATTCTGATCTTGTAGAGTAACCTCATTGTTATATTGTATTTTCCATCCTTGTATAGAGTTAAAGTATTTCACCTGACCTTTGTCATTTGTCCATTCTCTACCTCTCAGATTTATAGACACTTTAATATCATCCCCTGTGTTAAAAGTATCTAGTAAACTACATTTATCTTTAACAAACTCCACTAATATATTTTGTGGGTATTGGTCTTTTGTTATTACTACTAGCTCTCTTTTTGTAAAGCCTTTTGCACCAAACTCTTGTGTTTGTCCTATTTGTTTTATTGTTCCTGTTATTTCCATATTATTTATCTATTATTTTAAAGTACATATTTGTTAATTGTTCAACCTCATCTACACTTATGTTTCCAGCTATATATGCTTGTGATGCTTCCTTAAAAGCAACCTGAAGTAATATACTTCGTCCTGTATCTAATCTTGCTTGATATTTATTGACATCCTTTTTCTCAAAATTATCATACATAGGTTTTTTCTTATCTTGCTTAGAAAGTACGATTTTATAATCGCCATTCTTTTGAGCTACATAATCGTATTCTATGTAATCTCCTTTTGTAACATTTAATTTACTTGTGTAAAGTAAACCTGTGTGTTTTGTAGTAGTAATTTGATAGGTGTATATATCTTTGTTATCTCCAAAAGGTCTCCTATCAGTTTTAAATATTTCTTTTATTTCAGCTTTGTAATTCATTGTTTTATTTTTAAATGTTCTTGTAATTGTCTATCGTTAGTAATTTTGTTTTTGTTCATAACTAATCTGACTTTTATTTCTAAGTCTTTATTTTCTCTTTTAAGGTCGTTGTACAACTTTACTAAAGTATTTACTTTCTTACCTAAAAGTTCTATTCTATTGTTTAGTTCGTCTATGTTAGGAGATACTTGCATACTTTTTATTATTTAATTTTATGATAGTATCTACTTCTTTTGTATCAATAATACATTCTATATGTTGTATCATTGTCTGTTTGCTTATGCTACCTTGTGAGAAAAGTTCCAAACAAGTATTTAATAATTTCAATTCTGTTTTATTCATAATGTTTTGTTTTGCTGTACAAGTTAATTATAAATTGTTAATAATACAAAAAAAAAGGGAGCAAATTAATACTCCCCTTATAAAAACAAAACACTTACCGAAGTTGGTAAGAACTCACAAATGTAATCTTTTATTCTCTTTTTCTAAAAGGTTTTTGTATTTATCTACCATTTCTTCTAGATCACTAATAGAATACTTCACTGTTTTCCTTGATAGATTGTAGAGATGTTTAGGGAGGTCAGGTTTCTTTTTTTCTAGAGCTAGACTGTATCATATCTACTTTGTGGCCATACATTATCCTCGTGCCACCTGGTACTCATTTCTTTACGAGATATAAAATGACCTGCATCTACTTCGCTGTAATAATATTTTTTGTTGGATGTTATACAAGTAACAAAGCCTTTTTTGTCTGCATTTTTTTTTCGTATGTATTCTGAGAATATTCTGTCTAGTTTGTTTATAAGACCTTTACGAGATATTTTTTTTGGCATATACAAATATATTCAAATACAAAAGAAAAGAAAGAAAAAGAGTAAAAAGAAAGAAAAGAAAAAGCTCCCTAGAAAAACAAAATATCTAAGTACCTGATCCAACTGCCGTCCATCTTTATTAGGTTGCAGAAGTTTTGCTATAAGCAAAGGCAAATATATAATTATTTTTTTATCTACCTTGACCTTTATATCTTTTTAAATAATTCTTACTTGCTTTTACTTTACTACTTTTAGATTTTGAGTGTACCCCTTTTCGCTTTCTGCTTTTAGATTTATATATATTGACTTTTACTTTACGAGCCATCTCTTGTTATATAATATAAAAAACTACCAGCTATATATGCTAGTACAAAAAACAAAATAATGTGATACAAGTTTATATGAGCTTCACCACAAATGCCTAATAAATGTTCTAAAGTTTCCATAGTTATTTTTTAAATATACTTGTTGCCTTTTCTGTAGTTCTACCACCAAAGTATGCTAATACTACAGCCATCATTACTTTTTCAAAAGTATCATTCCATACTTCGTTTATGTGAAATGGTATGCTATCAACACTATCCAATAAACCAGCAAATGAAAATATTACTATACACCATACTAAAACTAAAGGCCTTACATTTTGCGTGAGCCAACTACCTTTGGAATCTGCGACCCACCTAGTACTAATAGCCTCTATCTCTTTATTTTGTTGCTCGTAAATAAGCTGTTGTAATCTAATTTTTTCTTGTGTAGGTATCTTAGCTTTACCTATCTCTGCTATTGCTTCTTTTGGTGATGTAACACCTTTTAAAACATTACCGAGTGTTGGGTTTACTATTGATGCAGCTCCGAATAGTAGCTTACCTACAGTACTCTCTGCAAATTTTTTCTTTGGTTTACTCATTGCTAATTAATTTATATTCTTCTTTTGCATCATAAGACGGACACTCTTTTTTGTCAGTAAAGTCTTTATGGCCATATACTATAGCTGATGGGTGTGCTTCTTTCAAATCAACTAAAAGATTGTGTAGAGTTTCTGTTTGTTCAGGTGTTCTTGTATCTTTCCAGTCTTTCATATTTTTATCCATACCTCCAATATAACAAACACCTATGCTATCTCTATTATGACCCCCACAATGTGCACCTATTTTTTCAACAGGCCTACCCTCTTGTAAAGTGCCATCTAATTTAATTACATAGTGGTAACCACAGTCTGACCAACCATTACCTTTAACGTGCCATTCTCTTATATCATCAACATCAAAGTCTTTGAACTCAGGTGTAGCTGAACAATGTACTATGAGCTTGTTTATTTTTCTCATTATTTCTTAAATAGTATTGTGTTTATTCTACCTTGTATCTCCTCTAAGGGTACTTCTAACTTAAATGATAAACCTGCTGACCATTGTCCTTTAGGCTTACCATCTTTACCAATTAGAACTATAGTAGGTACTGATTTTATTTGTGCTTTAAAATCTGCTTTTTGTTCTTCTAAAAACACTTTCAATACTTTTGCGTTTCTAATTCTATCTAAATTATAATCGTTACTTGTATTCCATTTTGCGTTGATATGTAAAATAGTAACATCTTGACTGAAAGTATAACTGCTAACTAAAAGCGTTAGTATTAAAATTAATTTTTTCATCTTTTATAAACTTTGTCCTCTAATTCTTTTATTGATTCTTTGTTGTCTAATATATCCTCTTTTAGACCATCTGTAGATTTTTCTATTGTAATAATTGTTGATCTTACAAGCTCGTCTTTAAGCTGAAATTCCATTTTTTTTACAAATTCCTCACCACTTAAGCCTTCGATTTTATTATTTAAATCTTGTATATCACCTTGCAAAGTAAACCACATACTCGCTAATGATAAAACACCTGCTACTATAATTCCTATAGTTTTTAGGTCAAGTGTTAATTTAGTATCTTCTGATAATTCTGTACTCATAATCTATAATTTATTCCGATTGAACTGTTGTATATTTCTGTGTCCCAAAACTTAGTGTATTCTCCCTCTAAGAATATGCCAAATCTTTTTATTTTCCATCCTATTACTGCACCAAACTGATAGTCTTCCCATTGTTCTAAGTTAGCATCTTTCCTAAGGCCACCCTTTCCATAGTTGTTTCTGTTCAGGTAACTAAAATCAATATCACCTTGTATGTATTTATGATAAGGGGGTAAGTAACTTCCGTATATATGTGTCCAAAAATTATTCCTATTATGGTAAAAATCAAAACCTATTATAGGAGATATTAAACCAAAGTCATCTATAAAAGCAAATTGCTCCTCATTCCATCTATTCATCAGATCGCCAAATATTGTATTTCTAAAATCTATGTCTGAGTAAGCTACTATATCACCATTACTATCTTTCCATATCCAGTCGTATCTTTCTTGTCCTGTTTCTATGTCTGTGTACTTTGTAAAGTGGTCTGTGTAACCGTAGATAAATCCTAAAGTGTACCAAGGGTTTATTGGGTATTCAATTACATTACCATAAGCATCTACATAAGTATCTGTTCTATTTAACCAAATTTCTATAGGATTATAACCTGTACCTGTCTCTGCTGAGTGTGTTCTATATATTGCACCAGCACTTATACTTAATTTTCTGCCTAAGGGTATTCTAGCTCTAAGCTCTGCTGATTGATATTTAAAACCAATATTACCCTGTTCTCTTTGTTCTAATTTAACAATGTGATATTTACCTGTATGTCTAATAAAATATCTTGAGTTCTTAAACTCCTCTCCTCGTTCTCTTTCTAGTTCAAAATTAAATAAGTACTCAAACCCTTTTACTGCTGCTGTAGGTGCAGATAATCCAACTGTCGATTCTGAGCCATCGTAGTAGTGTTTAGATTTTACCTCGTAATCAAAAAGGCCTAATCTTCTAATTCCAAAAGCTATACGATAGTCAAATGGATAATATTCTGTTACATCAATAACTTCAGGTATGTCATATAAACCATTATCTGCTGGTCTCTGTACAAAATAATCTTTTACAGTATTTTCATAAGAGTTGGATATATCTCCTGACACATATAATGTAGAATACTTAAAAAGCTCATCATATACTTTCTTTAAAACTTGTGCTTGTGTGTTACAAAAAAACATAAGCATCATAAATATTAACAACTTTTTCATCTAAATTTATTTTCTATTAGTTTGTTTATTTCTTTTTCTAGTTTTGTTTTATAATCTTCAGGCATTTTAAGTGTAATACCTGCCTCTACTCTATATACTTCATTACCATTGTTATAAAGCACTATAGTAGGTAAAAACTCTATTGTCTCATCAATAAAGTAATCTTCGTGTTTTGCGTTTTCAAAATCAAACACATAAGTATTATGGTCTCTATAATCTTTTAAAGAGATTTGTTCTACAAATTCTGCTTTGAATAGTACAACACTAATTTTTTCTTTATAGTATTGACTACTGACAGTAGATGCAAAGAGGACAGTTAATAGGGCACATATTTTATCTTTTAAGTTCATAGATTCGTTCTTCTATTTTCTCAACAGTTTCCTTTATTTCTTTCACATCCTCTTGAATGTTCTCTACCTGTTGTTGAGTTAAATCAATTTGAGATCGTATGAGCTTGTCTTTAAATTCTATTTCTTTATCTGACACAGGAAAAGTAGGTAATTCTTTAGCCTCTGCTATGTCTGCCTGCATAATAAAATACATACTTGCAAGTGATATAGCACCACCTACAATTATACCTATTGTTTTTAAGTCTAGTTTAACCTGTGTATCTTCATTCAGTACTTTGCTCATTGTTCTCTATTTCTTGAATAGAGCCATCACTAAGATTTATATTTGAAAAATTGCCATATGTTTGTTTTAACTTAGCAATGTATTTATTGAAGTCTGCCTCAGCTTGTGTCAAACTCTTATGCCACTCGTGTATTCTAACCTCTAAAATACTTTTACTATGATATGCTTTACCTAATTCAAGCTGGTCTTTTGCTTGATTATTTAACAAATCTTGTAATATCTCTAATTCTGATTCTTTTATTTTTTTACTCATAATTTTATATTTTATACAAATATATTAAATTACCAACTTGGTCGTAATAGAACATCCGTTGGATTTTCTTGTCTATCTATTTGACTTGACAGATTGCTTTTCATAGAATCTACATCTAATCCTGCTTCAAGCCATTTTGTTACATCAGACTTTTTTAATTTATCATACTCAATAAAATTATCTTTGTCATATACAACACCATAAGTGCCAATCATATTTGCATTATAATCGCCTTTATTTGCTTTGTAACTCCAATGCACATTGTATATTACTTGGTCGTGATCCTCCTCTTTGATTTTTGCATCAAGAGCATTTATCACCCAATTATAACTTATTTTTGTTTTTGCCATAATTACTTACTTTTCAAAATTTCTATTTCTTTTTTTAATTCTTGTATTGCACCAACTAACAATGGCACTAATTTACTTTGGTCAATTCCCTGATAAACAGGACTGCCTTTTTTATCTACTTCATCTTTAGTACCTGTTATTGCTTCTGGCACTATATTACTTACTTCGTGTGCTAAAAATCCATCTACTGTTTTATCTGCATCTGATATAAAATTAAATCTACTAGGTTTTAATTGGCTTACTCTATCTAGAGCACCTGTCATTTCTACTACATTTTCTTTTAATCTATAATCTGAAGATGTATTAAATGCAGTCGATGAAGCACCAGTAGATATGCTACCAACTTCTGAGCCATTTTTTCCAAATAATATTTGTTTAACTCCTGCGGTATCATCTCTCGCTAATGTGATATATCCATTTCCAATCTCTGTACTATTTGCATCAGCAGGAGTAGTATCTACACCAACTGCACTTGTTATACCCTTTAAAAGTACCCCACTTGATGTTATACGCATTTTTTCTATTGCACCACCTGAAGCATTATAGGTAGCTGTACCAAATGTCAAAGCACCACTAGATAAAGTGCCATTACCTTCTTCATTAACACTTTTAATAAAAGATGTTACATAAGGCGCATTACCTGAAACGTCAGAGATAAAATATTCTAAAGTTCCAACAACATCATCAACATCCCAATCAGCACTTTCTGTTGTATTAGTAATTCTTATTACGGGAGAATCTAATGCAGCATCACCACCAGCATTACCTGATGCTACATCTAATTTTGCGTCAGGCGATGTTGTTCCAAGTCCTAAATTGCCTGAACTATCTATACGCATTCTTTCTGTTCCTGCTGTTGAAAATCCTAATATATTTGGATTAACATTAAACATACCAGTATCAGCGTCATCGTGAAAAGAATGTGCTGGTGCAGACGCATCTTCTCTACCAGCTAAAAAAGCAGAATTTTCTGCTCTTATATGCCCATTTACTTGTAATGCACTATTAGGCGAAGTTGTTCCAATTCCAACATTTCCAGAACTATCAATACGCATTCTTTCTGTTGTGGTTGTAGTAGCATCTCCTGAAGTACCTCTTGTACCAAATACTAAATCACCTTGACTATTACCACCTGTTCTAGTAAACCCAATAGTTCCACCAGCAAAAGCTTGACCATCACCTGATTCAGAAAACAGTATTTGTGGCCCTTGTCCATCTGTTGCACTATCACCTATCAAAGCAATATGTGAATTTACAGTTCCAGTTGTACTTGCACTTTCTACTACAAGTTTATGACTACCACTTGCTGCTGCTGTTGTACCAATATTTATATTACCAGAACTGTGAATTCTCATTTTTTCTGAACTATTCACACCAAATACTAAACTTGTGCTTCCAGTAGTTGTTTGTATATTGCCATTACCTGATGTAAAATTTAAATTACCATTTGTATTACTTATACTAACATCACCTGTAAAAGTTGTAGTATCTGCGCTTATAGATAACTGCCTACTAAGTAATGAAGATATATGGTTTATGTTTGTTGTAGAATTATGATATATCTCAAAGTCAGGCGCTGCTCCAAAAGTTAATTTTTTATTGTCTGCTAAGCTTACATCACCTGCAAAAGTTGCGTTTCCACCCTCTGACATATCTAATGTTAAAGCAGTTATTGCTGAGCCACCATCATTTCCGTGAAATTTAATATCTTTATCTTGTATTGATGAGGTAATATTTAGA